TCCGCGTCGCGGGCCAGCCCGGCGCACGCTCCTGCGGCTGCGGACGGCTGAAGTAATCGGTCGCCGCGAGGACGGTGTACGAGCCACCCGTCTGCTGCGCGACCGCCAGCTCGGTGATGCCGCGGTGGTCGATGTAGATCGTCCGACCACCGTTGCCGTCGAAGTAATAGGTCACCGTCTGCGGCGTGCTCGTCAGGACGACGGTGGCGGTGCACGGCGCGACGGTCAGGTGGGTCGCGTCCGCGGTCATCAGCGCTTGGGAGAGCCCCGCGAAGGTGCCGATGAACTCGACGGCGTAGGGGCCGTCGCCGGTGACGGTGACGTTGGCCCCGTTGATCGTGGCGAGCGCGCGAAGCGCGAGCTGGAGCGTCGCGCCGTCGATGTTCCACGCGAGATCCGTCGTCGTGCTGCCGTTGAAGGTGAGCGTCCAGTGGCCGCCCGTGACGTTGCCCACGGACTTGGCGAGCGTCACCGTCTGGATCTCGTTGGCCGACGCGACGCCACCGCCGACCGGGCGCGGGGCGATGATCCGGCCGCAGCCCTGGGGGCTCTCGATGAACTGGTTCACCTGGTCGCAGAGCGACGAGATCAGCGCGTCGTCGGTGCTGTCGAAGGTCCCGGACAGCCGCGCCTTGACGCCGGCGAGAGTGGCGTAGGAACCGATCGCTGTCGTCATCGTGACCATCCTTGCGCGGCGGCGTGGCCGTTACTAGGCTGCAAAGCGGCAGACATCACAGGTCGAACCTCGCCTTCCACGATCTGACGGTGCGAGGCGAGCGGTCGAGCCTCTCGGCGATCGCCTCCACTGTCGGCTCGTGGCCGGACGCCAGGATGGCTGTGACGGCCGAGTCGTACAGCGCGCGGGTATCGCGGGCGTCGAGCGCCGGTCGGCCCTGGCCGCCGTCGTGGTCTGCGGCCGGCACCGCCAGACCCCGCTGGATCCACGGCACCGCAGCCGCTCGGCCGCAGTAGTCGCAGGCCCCCGGCGGGGTCGGGTGGTGGCACCAGCCGCAGACGACGCGCATGGCCCTAGAGCGAGTAGCCGGTCACTGACGAACCGGTGTGCAGGACGGTGATATTGGACGCGCCGGCCATGACCACGCGGAGCCAGCCGAACCACTTGACGTCCCACAGGTAGAACGTGCCGACCGCGACGTTCACCGGGAGCACGGCGATCGTGCCCGACGCATCGCTGACGGTGATCGTGCCGTTGGCCGTGGTATTGATCTGGATACCGTGAAGGGTGCCGGCGCCCTCCGCGATGATCGCGTCGGCAGCGCAGCCGACCGTGATCGTGTCGTTCCCAGCGACGATCGACCACGGAGGCGTCCCCGTGCCGTCGACAGCCGTGACCGTCCTGAACCACTTGGTACCAGTAACGAGGGTGGCGTCGACAGCCGACGGGGTGAGGATATCGGTGATGACCTGGCCCGCCAGGTTGGTTCCGGTGACGGTGATCGTGCCCGCCACATCGGCGGCTCCCGCGAAGGTCCGGGTGATCGTGACGAGCCGCGCAGTGTTCGCCTCGGGCATGGCAGCGTTCGCCGGTGCTCCGTAGGTTCCGACGACCATGTTCGTCGAGAGGACGAAGCGGTTGACGGCCGCCGCGGCCGGCTGGATGCCGTTGAGGGTGGTGCGTCCGTATCCCATCACGAACCCCGCTTCTCGCCGGGCGCGGCGGTGGCCTGCTCGATGCGTCCGCCCTTGGGCGAACGATGCTGGACCTTGAGTGGCCCGAAGCTCTGGGGCCACTTCTTGACGGCCGGATGGTCGGCGTCGACCAGATCGCCCTTGTGGAAGGCAACCTGGACGCCGTCGATGGTGGCGGTGAACGACGTCCTCGCCTGAAGGACGGAATCGGCGACGTTCGCCATCAGCCAATGACCTCCTGTGTCTGTTGGGGGCCGCCGGAGCGGCCCCCAACGATGCGACCTACGTGTAGCAGAGGCGGCGGCCGCCGTCGACGTTGATCGGCTTGCCGCTGTTGCGGTAGTGGAAGACCAGGGCCCGCTGCCCGGAAGCGAGGATCGTGCCGGCCGAGAGAAGGTTGGCGATGAACTCGACCTGCATACCTACGCGATCCACGATCACGTACTGGCTGGGATTGAAGAAGGCGAGAAGCGGCTTGAGGGCGAGGTCGGCGAGTGTCTTCCCCGAGGGAGACTCGTAGACCGGCCGCCCGAGGAGCCGGAGCCCCGTGTTCCCGGAACTGTCCGGGATGTTCTGGACGCCGACGGCCGGGTAGCCGACGGTGGCGCCGAAGAGGCGCCCGTTGTCGTCCTCGAAGCCCTGCACGGCACCGAGGATCTCGCGGCCCATCATCCACACGGCAGTCGGGCGGTGACGGAGCGGGAGAGCAGCGTAGGTGCGGTCGATGTCTCCGATGGCGAACACGCCATCTCCGGTCGTGGCGAGAGGCGTGAACGCTCCCACCGTGCCGCTGGCATCGGCGAACACGCCGATGGGGTTGGTCAGCGGGGCCAACGCATCGCCGATGCCCTGGGCGAAGATGGCCTCCTCCTCGGTGTCCTTGGCCTCCGCCATCAGGCGGGCGAACTCGGCGCCGAGGTCGGGGCGGTCCTCGCCAGTCTCGTACGAGTAGGTGATCTGGCCCTGAACCTTGGTGGGCTGGATGGTCGGCTGGCCCAGCGTCGGGCCCTGCTCCACCATGACCGTCGCCTCGGTGGCGCGGGTCGCGACGACGGCCGTGGCCGTCAGGCCGCGCCAGACGTTGGATCCGACGATCTGCTCAACTCGGCAGACCGACCGCACCGGGTCGACGGCCGTCCATGCGCCGATCGGGATCAGCGTGGGATCGAATGCCGCCGGCACGAGGTAGCCGCCCGTGGCGACTGCGCCCATCGCGAGCGCCGTGCCGCGCTGCTCCTCAGCAGTGAGAGGCAGCCCGCAGGCGAGCTTGTTGAACGCCCGGTAATAGACCGGAGAGCCGGTCAGGATGATCCGCCGGGCGAGTTCGCGGTCACGGGTGTCCTTGTAATCCAGGAGCATCTGGACGTTGCTACGCGCCTCGTCCGGGCGCACATTCGGGTGCGGGAAGTGCATCCCCTCGATGGCCTTGAGGGCGCCATCACGGAGAGCCTGGCCGAGCTGCTCGTCGTTCGAGGACCGGCTGCGGTACTCCTCGTAGGCGAAGACGTTCTCGGGGACGTGGGACTGGCTGGAGTTGCGCGCCGTGAACGGCTGGTAGCGCTCGGAGCGCTTCTCGTCCTTGGCGGCCTCGGCGATCGTGGAGAGGCGCGCCCGCAGCTCGACAAGCCCGGCCTCGGCCTTCTTCTCAGCGTCGAGAAGGTCGGCCCAGGTCGTCCGGGCCTCGTCGTCGAACGGACGGCCGTCCCAGGTCGCGTTGTGATCCGACTTCTGCTCACGCACCTCGTCGAGGAACGTGGCGAAAGCCTCGACGCCCCGAAGGGAGTCGATCTCGCTGGCGTTGTGCATCTGGCTACTCCTGGTTGAGGAAGGCGAGCCAGTCCTCAGTGGACTGAAAACGCCGGACTGGCCGACGCGCCGAGGCGGCCGGCTGGACGGGCGGCTCATCGCGAGTCCCCTCGTCGGAGTGAGGCTCGGCCTCGGATCCGGCGTCCGGGAGTGCGTCTACTGCGCCACGGAGAAGAGTCAGGAGGTAGGCATCGGTCCCCGACCGGATGCCGGCAGTGGCCCCGGCATATGCCGGGTAGCTGACCGGCCCGAACTCGAAGACCTCCGCTTCATGGATGGTCCGCTCGGGCAGGCCCTCGGGGTTCGTGGGCGATGCCTTGGCCTTCTCGTTCCGGTGTTCCTTGGTCACGCGGAACCGGAACGATGAGCCGTAGGCCCGCTCGCGCAGGCCGGAGAGGATCAACGGCGGGATGCCGTCGAAGAGCTTGACCTCGTACCGGGCCCCGATCCCGTCCTCCTCGAGCACGGTCGGGATGCCGAGAAGCTGGTCGCCGAGGACGTCCTTGCCGTGGTTGAACGTCACCCGGATGCGGCCGGAGTCGTTGAGGCTGCGGGCGAACGCACCCGGCGCGACCCGCTCCATGAAGCGGCCCTCGAAGGTCGAGTTGATCTCGGTCCACTGGTTGAAGACGGCGAAGTGACCGACCATCGTCGGCGGCCCGCTGGCCTCATCCCGAAGCTCGAAGTCGCCGGGCTGGTTACGGACCAGGGCGTCGCGCGGTGGCCGAAAGGCCATCACCGGCTCGTTTGCGGATTGCGGGGACGTCATGGTCGGTCTCCTATGCGGCGAACAGGCTGAGTAGCACGTCCTCGTCGTCGGCGAGCACGTCGATGTAGCGTTGCGGCGGGCGACGCCCTGGGCGTGACACCTCCGGCGGCTCGGTGACGGAACCGTTGTCAACCAGCGGAACCGCGCCCACCAGGTAGAGCGCGGCCGCAGCCGGCAGGACCATGACGTTGGCCGTCGCGGTGACCGCCGGCGTGGCCCCCGTGATCCCTACAGCGGCGGCTCCGGGCACGCGCACGACCGGGAGCCCGACGGCAGGCGTAGCGCCCGCCACGGCCATCGCTGCGGCGCCTGGGGCCACGGATACGGGGGTGCC